TTAAAATATGGTGAATCTGTCGACAAGGTTTCAAAAGAGGAGTACGAAAAAGTTTTAGCTGACTTGAAAGATGCTAAGGATGAAATCAAGAAGCTCAAAGGAGCTAAGGAGTAACAGTCATGTATGCTAGTCCTGATTATTACAAAAAGACGTTTGTTGGTGTGATTTCTGCTGATTCAGAAGTTCTGGCTAGCAAACTTAAATCAGCTTCTGACAAGATTGATATACTTACGTTCAACCGAATCCGTGGCATTGGATTCGACAATCTGACGCCATTTCAGCAGGAAGTTATCCGAAAGGCTTGTTGTCAGATTGTTGACTTTGAAGAGGTTAATGCTGATTTGATAGCTACTACAGTTTCAAACTACAGTATTAATGGTGTGTCAATGCAATTAGGATCAAATTGGAACATTGCCACCGAACAAGGTATTGTTATTTATCGCAAAACCTATGAACTCTTGAAGCAAACAGGATTGACGAGGAGGGTTATTTGATGAAATTTCCACAACTTGTCTTACCTCAATTTTGTCAGACGCCAATCACAGTCACAGTCAACCAAGAGGGAGTTTCTGAAGATGGCGAACCTTTGGAGGCGTTTAGAGAAAATCTAAAATGCAATTATCAGGACGGTGCCAAAACAGTCCTAACCGAACAGAAGAAGCTGGTCCAAATTACTGGGTCAGCTTATTTCGTTGGTGATATTGCACCGTATTTGCCTACATTGAGCGGTGGGACTGCAATTGTATTTGGTATTGTCAGGAGGATTGTGGATAGCCGGAAAGCTAGAAATCCAGATGGGACTGTCAACTATACCTACATCGGATTGGAGTGATGCTATGTTTGTGAATTCTACAGTAAAGCTAGATTTTGGCACTATCCGCAAACTGGAAAGGGCTCAAATCATAGCACTGGAACAGACTGCTGAATACCTGCATACAGAAGTTGTGCAGGCGCAGGTAGTGCCTTTTGATAAAGGTGTGTTGCAAGGCGAAGCAATGGCTCCAGACTACTCACGTTCATCCCAAGGTGTAGTAAGCCTGGTACATTCCACTCCTTACGCAAGACGATTGTACTTTCATCCTGAATATCAATTCCAGACGAAAGAAAATCCTCATGCAAAAGGAAAGTGGTTTGAGGATTGGGCTGATGGTGGCAAGAAGTCACACAAAATAAAACAAGCCTACGGGCGACTTTACAAACAAATCACGGGGGTTTAAGCATGATTACATTAGCTGAAGTCCGTGACTGGATTAAAACATTTAATGCAGCTAACAACTACTACATTGGCAAGATCGATAATAAGCAAGAAAATAGTATAGGCATTTACCAACGAAAGACAATCGATGGTCCTCGGGTAGCAATCGGAGGCAGATCACTGACAAGCTATGATGTCAAATCAATCAGCATCTTAATTCACTGGAACAAGAATGCGAATGAGACTGAGAAGCGTGCTCAGTACCTCTACAATCGTCTATTTGAGGCTGAATCGGTTGTTATCGGTGGAACACCTATTAAGATGATTGCCTTATTACAGAACGAGCCTGTGGACGTAGGAACAGATGATAATAACGTGTATGAGCGTGTTATCGAGCTTGATTTATATTACGAAAGAGAGGGCAACTAATGGCTCAGAAAACTGGGGTATTCCCCGTATATGAAAACCAGTTCCAAGTAAATAAAGGAACTGCAGGAGTTGAATCACTTGTTGATATTGCAGACATGGAATCATTCTCAGTATCATTTGACAATGGTGTTGAAGAATGGAAACCATTTGACCAAAAAGGTTGGACACGTCGTTTGATGACTGCGAAGTCAGTTACAATTTCTGTTTCTGGTAAACGAAACGTAGGTGATGCCGGTAACGACTACATCGCAGGTCTTGCGTTTAAAAATGGTCGCGATTCTGAAGCGGACTTCCAATGGACTTTCCCAGATGGAACTAAAATCAAATTTAAAGACGCGGTTATCAATCTTAAGGACTTTATTTCAGGGGATTCAACTGGTGTTGCACCATTATCATTTGATGTCATGTCAAATGGTAAACCGGAAGTGGTGCCAGCAGGTTAATTTAGAGGGTTTCGACCCTCTTTTTATTTTAAGGAGGAAATATAAAATGAAGAAAGCTACAAGAAAGATAGTAAGCCTGATTTTTGCCGGAATGATGTTATCTATGTCTCCATACAATTATGTTGCTAAAGCGGAACCTAATACAGACGAGAAGATGGCAATTCAGGCAGAAGAAAGGGCAAAAAAAGATAAGGCAGAGTTTGATATCAACATCTTTATTAATGGTAGAGAGTTGATATTTAATGAAAAAGAGAACTTAGGAATGCCTTTTGTTGATGAAAACAAAAGAACAATGGTCCCAATCAGAAAGCCAATACTAATGAGTGGGAACAAGGTTGAGTGGAACAACAAAACTAAAACAGCCACTATAACAGCTTATGTACATGGTTTTGATGAAAAGACAAAAAAACCTATTAATCCTAAAGTTATAACATTAAAGGTCGGAGATAACTTCGTTACAGAAAGTTTTCCTCAAAATTTAACTCCTATGAAGCCTAAAAAGATAGCTATGGACACCAAGGCAGTAATAAAAAAGGGGAGAGTATATATACCCCTTAGAGCTGTAATGGAAAACATAGGTCTTAGAGTGTACTATAATGCCAAGACTAAAACAGTATCAGCAATAGGCACTGATACTAAGACATGGAATGGCTTAGATGAAATAAATAAGGAATTTCCCGGTCTAATAGATGATATTAAAAAGCACGAAAAAGAGTTTAAGAGTCAACCTGATGGACATATGGTCGTAGATACCATAAAACTTGATAACTCATATAAAGATAAGATGAAGATAGATGTTGCAAGTATAAATGATTCTAAGTCTATACTCCTTAATACTCCTACAAGAGACTCAATGTTTTTTATAAAGGACGGTAAGATGGTATTTGAAGCTGACAGTTTCTTGGATAACAGATACTATTTTTACCAAGGCTTGGAAAAAGAAAATACAAATGTAACTTATCCAGGAAATATAGAAGATATTGACTATATGTTTCTTTATGAAATAGAAAATCCGGTAGCAATCTTAATAGAAAATCCGTTTAAAAAGTAGTTTGAAGTTAGAAATTACTGTTATTTAAACGGATTTTTTTGATGAATTATTATTGACACTCTTATGAGTGTTTTTTTAATGCTTAAAAAAGGAGAAGAAATGAAAAGGAAATTAGCTATAGCCTTGATAATGCTGACTATGTTTATGTCTACAATAGATTCTTATGCCGCTAAAGTAGGTTGTACATCGACTAAAAGAAGAGTATGCGTCACAGTTGGAAAAGATAAGGACGGAAAAGATATAGTGCAGTGTGAAGATATTTATGATACGAAATGCGTAGACAAGATAGTCGGAGTTTTGTATTATACAAAAGATATTAACGGAAATGTTTATGACATGGATGGTAAAATGGTAGGCAAAAATGGAGAAGTATCTGTAGACTTGGATGTTAATGCAATTACTAAATCTATAAAAAAACCTGATAATCAAGGTATTGAATTTGATAAAAGAAAGTTAGATAATCTTTATGTAAAAACTCAAGAAGAGGCTCTACCTAATACCAGGGAATATAATAATGCCTATGGATGGAAGACAGATAAAGCCTTGCAATATAAGGATTTTATGAAGAATTTTGCCAACAAAGGCTTACAAAATATGTCCGTAGAAAATTCCAAGGTAGATTTACAGACAGGTAAGGTACAAGCAACATTAAAGGGTAGTTTTCCAAAAGATGGTTTGAATTTAAGTAGATATAAAAACGATCAGGCTGCATTAAAAAACTATCTTGGACACATGCCTGATTCTTTACAAAAGCAACTTGACTATATGAACAAAGAGGGAACAGTACAAAGAGAACTTGTAATGGTGCCTTATGCTGTAGAAGTGCATACTTCATATTCAAGAAAAGTTGAGGTTATACCTCCACCACCTGCCCAAGATCCTAAGCCAAAGGGAGGTATAATAATAGATGATGTAATAGGTTGTCCGTCATATCTTACATGGACAGAGATAGACCATGATAAGGTAGTTACATCAGAAACATACTTCACAGACAGTAAAGGAAAAGAATATAAATACAATAAGGTAACATGGAAACCACATAAATACAGATACAGAATAGATTTTACAACAGACGTAACGATAACAGATGCAAAAGGAAGAAACTTAAAGACTAACAGTATCAAATCAGGTTATGGTTTTAAGGTTGAAACAAAGACCACTCATAAGGTAAGCGGTGGTGATGGTAGACCACATACTTTGGAGCTAAATATAAAGACTCCTCAGTTAGCGTATGAACAGCATGATTGGAATATGACACATATTTATAAAAATCAGCCTAAAGTAAACTATTTGAAATCTACAGGTCAATGGTCGTATGACACACCTGTAAATCCGCTTTCAAAGACTAGGTCCAATGTAATTTATACGGATAGGGAACTTGAAGACGGAAAGCATAAGATATTTATTGAAGTAAAAAACATTTCAGTTGCCGGTAGATATTTATGTACTAAAAACTTTGAAGAACTCACTATAAAAGGTAACATGTACGAAGATTATACGGTTAATTAAATACATCTATCCATCCTAATTAAAGGCTGACATTTTGTCGGCCTTTAAAATATTGATAAAAAAATATATTGGAAAATGTGTTTTTTTATCAATATTTTAATACAAGTAATTTAGGATT